AAAATCTCCTTAAAGGAAAAATAAAAGTGATCCATTATGAACCACGTCCAAAAGAAACCCGCGAGTCTCTATCCTTAAATAGAGGCATCCTTGGGTCGTTTTCACGCATAAAGTTATTATCTACAGAGTCCATCTGAGCTTTACTGTTACCTTGGTAATAGTCATTACGTTGGTCAACCATCTCATTAGGCATCTTGCAGAGAACTAACCCGCCGGCTTCTACTAGACCAGACGCTTTCGCATCGGGATCCACAGCTAGAGCCATCTCAGGGTGGTCAGTAAGAGCGCAAGGCTCCCACCCTTCACGGTTTTTACGCGAGAAATTCGTCGGGTCTTCAATGCCAAGCATTGACTTACGTACCCAACGGAACGTATACCCCTCTTGTGGGGTTGGTGTAGGCAACAGGCTTGCAGGCTGCCACTGTTTAGGGCGGGACTCGGTTTCGCGAGTCTTCATTGCACGGGGCTTACGCGCATCTGAGGTTTTTGTATTTTCAGTCATCATACTACTCCTTGTTGCTTCATAAGCTCTTTTGCATAGTCTTCAGGTGTAACTCCAAGGCGATTAGCTATGGATACCTGCGACTTAGTTAGCACTACCTTCTTACCTTTGGGTGTTCGGCCCGCTGGCGCGACAACGGTAGAGGGTTGTCGCTTTTCCTTTTTCGGAGCACCCTCAAACGAATCTGGGAATACTTCCTTCATGCGAGCGTCAATCCGCTCGTAGTAGTAGTCAGTTGAAGGAGGCACGCCCTCCTTAACCAACTTTTGATGGAGTCCCAGCGCGAAACTGGTCATCTCATCGTCTTCACCAAACCACTTATTACTGTCGCCCCACTCTTTTGCTCGAGTATCGGGCTCGGGTGCTGTAACCTGTGGTTCAGGTGCTGCTTGATTATATACACTATTATCCTGAGGTTGCAAGTTGTATTGAGGGGTTAATTGCGCCGCTCGATCTTGTACAAGCGTAGCACGGCTTAACGCTTGTTGAGCATCAGCTATCCTATCGGAGTCCCCTTCTTCATACGCGTCACGGTAAAGTCGCTTCGCGTTTTCCACCTCAAGCTCGGCTCTACGCTTCGCTTCATCTAGCGCCCAAACCTCACCCTCACTAAGTCGAGTTTTAAGCGCGTCACGCTCAACCATCATACGCTGCGTGAGCGTAGCGGCTTCAGTGCGTTCACGTTCAGCCTGTTCTTTAGCGCGCCGCTCATCATGCCACGCTTTTTTCATCTGACTAATACGCCGCTTAACATTGGCGGAGTATTCTTCTACTTCGTCTGTATCATCGAGCCCTTCTAACTCATCGGTAACTTCTTTAGGAAGTGGTTTACGATCTTGATCAGCTTCTGGTGTGTCATCTTCAACCTCGACCTCAATCGCTTCTTCAAGCGCCGCATCGGTCTCAACACCCTCTTCAGTTTTAACATCATCTTCCCCAACAATATATTCAGTACCAGCAAATATGTCTTCTGCTTCTTGTCCCATGTGTAACTCCTCTATATGCGGGTATAACCCGTTGGATCTGCAACAACGGCTTCAACTGAGTCGTCGTTGATAATACGAAACATCTCCTTACCGAAGATTTTGAACCGCGTGCCAGAATAAGCGCGAATTAGTACGTAGTCTCCTAATTTACAATAAGGCCCTGTAGGGAACTTATCTGTGTCTTTATACGCATCTGGCCCCATATCTACCACTTGTACCACCATAGTAGATACCTCTTCATTTTTTTGAACAGACTCAGCTTTAACGATCCCACTGTCATACGTTTCACGTACTTCAGGGATAGCCACTAAAACGTGGTACCCGGCAGGGACAGGAATAGCCTCCTCAGTTAGTTGTGCAGAGCTAAGCTCCGTAACATTCTCCATAACATCTCCTTAATTTGCGTCTTGGCCTTTCTCATAGCCTTCAACGAGGTCTAACAGCGCACGTTCGGCATATGCCAGCCCGTGTATTATGCCCGTCATATGACGGTATTCTTCAAAAGAGCCCGCGCCACCTTCAGCTAGGCTGTCAGCAACTACATTCATCTGCTCCCTTAAATCTTTGCGATAGTGTTCAGCGAACTGGGTTATCACTATTGTTACTCCGTGGTTGTGGTTGATTGCGCGCTGCAGCTACACCAGCCTGTAAGCCAGCTTTTTGCAGCTCGGTATCCTGCTTACGCAGAGATTCTGCTATGCGAGCACCGAGATTAGCCCCGGCCTCCTTCTCTTGTGACTCAACGCGCTCAGCCTCAACCAAAACTTTCGCAACGTCAATTTTATGATCCAATTCATCCTTTTTCGCTTTGCGCTGGAGTTCACCTTCTTGAAGTTGAAGCTCCTTCTGCTGAATCTGGGTGAGTGGGTCTTTGGCCTGCTCCTCAGCCTGCTTCTGCTTCGCTTCCTGAGCATGTTTGCCAGTAAGCTTGTCAGCCGCTTCTGCAACCAGACGCGATAGAGCTACTTCTGCGTCGTCTGGTAGTTGTTCCTCGTGCGCCGGGAGCGGAACTCCCAACTGTTCTTCAATCTGTCTGCGGTACAAGAACGCAAGGTGCTCGTTAATGTGAGCCATACCTTGCGCCATCTTAGCCTGCGCCCCCGGCCCCTGCATCTGGAGCATCTGCTGGATTTTCGGATCTTGTCCGAACGCCATATGAGCTGCAATATGAGCTTCATGGTCTTGGTGAATAAACGCTTTAGTGGGCTTGCCGTTGAGCATAGCCATGTTCTCACTAACTGGGTCCATTGGCTTCTGATCGTCTTCAATAGGCACAAGCTTCTCAGCGTTCTTAATACCCAAAACCTCAATCATCTGGCGGTGTAGTAAAGGCAGGTCGTATATCTGCGGAGCACTCTGCGCCAACTGGAGCGCCGACTGGTACTGCGCAATTCGCTGGCTCATAGTTGAGGCGTTCGGATCACTTACAGGTATGACCTCAACCTTAGAGTAGTCATCCTGTCGAGCGGTGTACCCCTCATCCCCATGCGCATCATACTCGTATGTCATGGAGGCGTTATCACGCATGATCTCTTTAAGAATACCCAGCTCGTGCTTCATGGCTGCGTGCACGCGAGCCTGAATTGCCGTCATTGTCTTCAACGTACGCTCAAGTATAGCCAGCGTAGACCCAACCGGAGCATTAGGCTGCATATCAGCGACGTTAACATCACTTACAGCAGCGAACCGCCTACCTTCACTGACGATGTTCTCAAGGAGCTGGTACAGCACGGTACTAGGCTCCTTAAACGGCAGTGGCATAATATTGTCACGGATAGTGCCTGTGGGGACGTCCACATCACGGAACTCACCCGGCGCGATGGGCATATCACCACCCTTGATACGCAACCCACGCGTACGGAACCCACCCGGCAGATTAGACAGCGTGCCCGCATCAACCAACTGACGCAGTATGCTCGTAGCCCCTTTAGCGAACCCACCAACGAGGTGGATAAGCCCAAATCCATAAAACCCAAACCCGGGGATATAGTTATAGTGTGAGAAGTGAACGCGCTTGGCTTTCCGAGTGTCCTCTTCCCGCCAGTTACGATATATAGATAGTATTTTGCCCGTACCTTTCTCGATTGTAACTACATATGGCAGCTCAATCCCTGTAGGCTCCCCATCCTTGTCAGTATCTTCAAAATCCTCAAGGTCTAACTCACAGTGCATCTCAAGTAGAGTGAACCGATCATCCTGTGACGCGTCGTAACCTCCAAGGCTATCCTTCTGTTTGGCAATCTCACTGCTGTCTGCAACCGGATCACCTAGCTCGATGTCAGCATAAAACCCATTCACCTGCATCTTACGCACTTCATTGCGCGGACGCTTCATACGATGTGTGTAACGCTGAGCAGAAATCAGATCAGACGCGCCATAAGAGACAATAAAGTCCTCTGCAGGGATAAACTGAGATGTAGCTCGCTCCAGTGAGGGGTCATAAAACGTCTTTTTGAACGCTGAACCCGCAATCGGCAAATTCCACAACAGCCTCTCATGCTCCGAGCGGTAGTCAGACATCTTCACCGTCAGCTCGTGGTTCATATCATCACTTACACGGCGAGCAGCATCAGTCTTCTCTCGAGTCTCCTCTCCAAGAATAGTTGTTCTTACTGGCCCTTGTGCCGGGAATGTCTCTACAATAGTCTCTGACTGGAACTTCACCACCGCCTCAGCGAGGAGCGGGTGGTACACCCCGAACGCACCTTCCCATGGCTCAGCGCGGTCTTCAATTTTTAGCCCGAGGAGCTCAAGCCCATCCTCATATGTCTCTTCCCACTCCGCACGGGACTGGAGGTCAGTCTCGTAAGCCTCCAGAAGATCCCCCGCAACAACCCCGAGGTACTCCTCAGATAGATGCTCTGCAAGATTCGCATTAAAATCCAACGCGTCGTCTTCACTGGGGACTAGTGTTAGCCCGTTTATAGTTACACTCTCAGGATCTTCAATCTCAATCTCAAGAGCCGGCTCTTCTAACACTGCGTCGCCCAACGGGGCGCCATATATCGCTTTTTCAATACTCATCTCAGTCCTCTAGTAGTAAGCAGCCCGCTTCGGCATAAAATCATACTCGTCTTCCCACGTATCAGAAGGTAGCGTAATAAATCCCCCCGTACGAAATCTCATCAGGGCGTACACTGTACTGTCCACGAGGTCATCGTGAGGCATCGCAGGGAACCCACACACCTCGTCCACAACCTCTTCCGCCCAACGTCTCCCGACAGGGTACCACACCATCTTTGATGCGAATATATCAGAAACAGCGTTTAATCGCGCTATTTTATCACCGCTGGCTCTCGTTGGCGTTATCTCCTGCACGGGGAGCCCACTTCGCCGCATCTCTTGGTAGAGCGCTGCACCTGCGCTCTTCTTCTCCACCACGAACCAATCAGGCTCCCACATCTGGTACTCCTCATAGGCCAGCCGCTTCAGTTCAGGGAACTCTAATCTCCGTTTTATACTGTTCAGCAGTATTATGGCCGCCTCCTGACTGCCATCTTCTTCGTTCTCTCGGTAGAACACCCCCCACGTTGTTAACGCTGTGTAGTCCGCACGGTTGTTTTTCTCTGCCGCGGCGTCCAATGACATTATCACGTACTCACAGGTGGGTGGGTGCTCCTTCTCCCACTGCATCCACCACTCTCTCTTGATTATGGCCGCTTCTGCCGCTGTCGGCTGCTGCATATACTGCGCTGACCACTGGAATGACGGCATTGACGCTTTTGACCGCAGTAGTGACTTCACATCCCACTGTTCGGGCCACAATGACAAGTAGCGATCTTCTTCAGGAGCCTCCGCGGGGGTGCCTTGCCTCTCCAATAGCGCCGGAAACTCTACTACATCCCACTGGTCAGAGTCAGGGTTACGCACCATATCTTGATGTAGTTTCCCTATGAGATCATTTTCTGCCCAGCGTGTCGCAACCACGGCCACGGACCCCCCGGGCATCAGACGAGTGCGAGCACCGTAGGCGTACCACTCGTACGCTTTCTCAAAAACCTCAAAGTTGCCATTGAGCACGTCCTGCTCGTTGTGGGGGTCGTCGATCACCAGCAAGTGTGCGCCACGCCCAGCTATCGCACCGCCGATACCCACCGCGAAATACTCCCCTCCACTGTTAGTTGACCACCGCCCAGCACTTTTAGAGTCCGAGGCGAGGGCCACATCAGGAAATATCTGCTTATAGTCCTCGGTATCCACGAGGTTACGCACCTTACGACCGAAATCAACCGCCAGATCAGCTGTGTGCGACACCATCATTATCTTCTTGTCAGGCCAATTGCCTATGAACCACGCCGGAAAAAAGATAGATGTTAGCTGACTTTTACCAAATCGAGGCGCAATAGACACTGTCGTCCTATCTTTCCGCCCATGCGCCATGTCCTCCAGCAGTCTCGCCAGCTTCTTATGGTGTGGACCGACTTTGTAGTCTGGCATCATGGCCTGAGCGAAAGCAAGGAGCGATTTCTGGCACCTTTCAGCGCGTTTTCTAGCCGCGAGCTCGCTAACAATCTCAAGCACCTTCGACTGCTCCTCAGGAGGGAGTTTATGCGCGTTAGTTAGTATGACTTTTACGTCGGCTTTACTGAGGTGCATTGACTACCCGAGTTTCATCCCCTACCAACAGGGCAAGCTTCTCCTTCAGCAGGGATTCAAGCTCACTAGTACCTTGATGTTGCACTGTTACCTCATGCCTCTCGGTGAAAAGACCAACATCAGTGATCTTACCGAGCAGTTCCAACGCTCTGAGGCGATCTGACGGCCTCTCGCACTCGTGCGACTCCTGCAAAAGCTTACCAGTGACGTATTTTCTAACTTTATTGGCGTCCTCAATAGCGAACTCATCGTACTTCGACAGAAGAGCCTCAAGTTTTATGACCAGTGCAGGGCGTTTTAGCTCTTTACGAGTCGGTGAGCGCCCAGAAGAGAATATCTGATGGGCACGAGCGGTGTCATGCTCGTTTTCAGGGGGGGCTACACCCTCAAGTTCAGCTAGAGCTATAGCGGTTTTAGCAGCCGCAAAGATTTCTTCACGCTCCTGCAAGCGCTCAGGGCGTTTTATAGGCACACTGTCAAGTGTGGGTGTTAATGTTATGTCCATCTACAGTCCTCAAGGAGAGCGTAGCAGAGAAAACAAGAAGAGTAAAGGGGTAAACTTGACTGTTTTAGTCGGGTATTAGAACGGATTTTTTGAGAAATATTTACCAGCTTACCAGCTTGTCGGTTTACCAGCTTGTCGGTTTACCAGCTTATAGGCGTTTGAAATTTTTACCAGCTTGTCGGCGTTTGAAATTTTTACCAAATCGTTTGAGTGGACTAGCACGTCAGGGGATCGCGAGGAGGTAGAACGATTTTTGGGGGGTGGGGGGTCTGAGAACGGTCACGGGGGGGTGCGATAGGGGGTGGGGTCTTTTTACCGGTATTTGTTGACAAGTACCGCCATATATGATTCAATGTGTTCACTGATTCGGATTCACTGAATCAGGT